CAAGTGTTGACTGCATGGATCAAAGTAAATGGGTTTTACGTATTATATATATACGTACCTTACTTACCATACAATGCCAAAAGGGTCTCAGCATATGTCGGCTCATGTGTAGTAGGCAACAAGAGAGTGCTGTCTACAATGGATGAAAGCGACTGGTATGCTGAGTTTGACAAGGTACCTAAGGTGATGTCAACCCAGAAAGTGATTACAGAAATACACATCAAGAAAGAACAGTTCAAGAGAGAGAAAATAACTCAGGACCACCACACGCTGTTGAGGCCTGAAGAAATATTGAAAGCAATATGGAAACCATATCATATTAAACAGCAGAGAAATGGGAAAATAGAAGAAATCAGAGTAAGGGGGACGAATGACGAACGACTACTGGCCATTAAAATCTTACTTGAAAAAGCTGCTGTACTTGATGTAGCAACAGAGGCTGCAATAGCAACGATGATGTTGTACATAGTCTTGGCACCACTGTTTGCTGTACGGTTTTTCTCAGCAATACTACACAATACTACAAGTCCTAAAGAGTTAAGAGATACATTGAAATACGAAGGCGTAATCAGCAAGCAACTGCAACACTTACACAGACATGACCTCAACTACCTGTTTGAACTAAATGTACTGATCAACAGGGTTGATACAAAAGTAGATTGGGATGACGAACGGGCTAAGAGGACTGATAAACTGAAAGTAGTAGAGATAGACCAGGACGAGGTACGGGAGAGAGCCAGAGAGATATTCAAAAATGGTAGAGTAATGGGCAAGAAAGCCAAACAAATGGACTGGGACGAATACTGGAGTACTCGCTGGGCTAGAATGCCAACAGGGAGTTTCATAAGTCAATATGAAGAAGACATAGTACACAAGAAACTATGTCCGGTAAAGGGAATGGCAAATAAGACGAGCGTATTAAGTAACATGGGAAGTGTGAAATTTGAACATTTTCTTCAACGGCAACCTGAACTTTTCTCGAAAACGTCGACTAAATACGAGTGGGGCAAAGTCAGGGCTTTATTTGGCTGTGACATCACCAGCTACTTGATGGCTGACTTTGCTATGTCAAACTGTGAAGAGACACTACCGGCTTATTTTCCAGTAGGTAAGGCTGCAAATGATATGTATGTTAAGCAATTGATGACTAGGATGAGTGAAGGGGTACCGGTCTGTTTTGACTACGATGACTTCAACTCTCAGCACAGCACAACTAGCATGATGGGAGTACTTTTAGCATGGGGTGACGTTTACGCTGACATGCTGTCAGAACAGCAGTATAAAGCTTACGTATGGACCCTAAACTCCTTAAAGAATATGAGAACACAGTGGAGCGATACGGGGCTAGTCACTGAAACTAAAGGAACACTATACAGTGGTTGGAGGCACACGTCATTTGTCAACACGATACTAAACAGGGTGTACCTTGAAAAGGCAGGACTCAAGAAACACATGGACTACGCCATACATAATGGAGATGATATGTTTGGTGTAACAGGGTCTGTAAGCAAAGCACTGCAGCTTATAGCTGATGCAAAAGCAATGGGTA